GCAAGGAAATGAAGCCACAGTAGAAGCCAAGAAGGCGTTTCAGTTAACTTCAAAAGAGTTGGCTAGGCGTTTTGGTGACCCACGTTTAGTGCCTTGGACAGAACAACGAGTTGTGGATTCTGTACCAAGCTCTAAACGTGCCATTTACACGACCGCCATGGAATCCCTATTAGTACGAGGCCTGGATCATAAAGATTCCAGAGTGTCAATGTTCGTGAAACCGGATAAATTAACGGACGTTGGGGACGAGCCTAAGAAACCTAGGGCAATACAAGGTCGGTCACCGAGGTTTAACGTTTTATACGGCAAGTACATTAAGCCGATAGAGCACTACCTCAGTGGATGGAAAGGTGTGAGGAGAGGTGTTCCTCGTACCAGGGTCTTTGCCAAGGGTCTTGATTGGACGCAACGAGCCAAGTTGGTTCGTCGTAAGCTGAAGAACTTCAAGTATTGTTATAGTTTGGATGCTTCTGCGTTTGATGCAAGCGTTCGGGTTTGGCATCTTCTGGGTACACATCGGGTGTACAAGGCACTTGTTGGCTGCGATTCGGAATTCCTAGAATTGCTGAACGAAACTCTTGTTAATACCGGGTTAACTAAACATGGCACACGGTACACCATCGTTGGAAATCGTATGAGTGGTGACATGGACACGGGTATTGGCAACAGCCTATTGGCTTTCTTGTTGATTTGGACGGTGATGAGAAAGCTAGGGCTGCGTAAATGGGACCTCCTATGTGACGGAGATGACATATTGGTTTTTACTGATGAGTTCATCTCTGAACAAGCTTGGGGGTGCCTTGGAGCTCAGTTAGGATTCACTTGGAAAATGGAGAGCATCTGGCAAAGGGGAGATCCACTGGAGAACATTGAATTCTGCCGACACAGGTTGGTTTGTGTTGCCGGCACCTGGAGGTTCGTTAGAGGTGCCCGAGCGTTGGCCACGTTCGGAGTGACACACGTGCACACCAACAATCGTGCGCATCGCCGGTACTTGAAGGGCGTTGCAATGGCGGAAATGCATGCATCCAGTGGCGTACCATGTTCTTCCGTGCTTAGTGCTAGGGTGTACGAAAAACTCAGGGGTGAAAAAGAACTTTTCGTGCATTCCGACCTTTTCAAATTTGGTTCTTATGTTGATCCAGACACCATTACCAACTTCGCTAAAACTTGTAAAACTAGTGGTGTGGTGGAGGTTTCAACTAGGCTGAGTTATGAAAAGGCTTTTGGTGTGTCTGTTGGGGACCAGATGCGCTACGAGTCCGATGTGCCCAGGGTGGTGGATGAGTACTTGACTAAAGACAGAACCAATGGCGTGGATGCCTTGGTCGATGGTGACTTACACGTGTGGCTGAACCCAGAGCTGCACGTTTGTGTTCTTTGAGTCAGTGCGGGTACTCCAGAGCAGGCGGAGAGAATCGCGGTCTGCACTACCTTGGCTCGGCAGACATGTTGTTGGCAACTGATGCAGCCTTGCTTCGTGGATTTCCTTGGGACCATCCTTTCTCGCG